ATGGCAAGCATCATCAAAGTGGGTGAGGGATGGCGAGCGCTGATCCGCCGAAAGGGCCATCCATCGTACTGCAAGACCTTCAAGACGAAGGCCCAGGCAGATGTCTGGGCGCGCCAAGTCGAAGGCGATATCGACCGAGGCAAGGCCCCCTCTGCGACGTCAGTGATGGGGCGCACGCTACTGTTGCGTGACGTGATCGATGCCTACCGTGACTTGCGCGACAGGTCAAGGCCGATTCCGGACACGAGCAACGAGCACTACATGCTGAGGCACCTGGTCGAGGGACTCGGCGAACTCGATGCGACGGTGATGACACCGCAGGACTTGGTCGGGTACTGCCAGATGCGTCGGGACGAAGGTGCGGGACCGTACACCTGCAACATGGAGATCAGCAAGCTCGGCACCGCGATGCGGTATGCCGGCGTGGGGCTCAAGGTGGTGTTGCCGGACGTGGCCGCCGCCGCGCGTCCGTTGCTGAAGCACTTGGGGCTGATTGGTGGCGGCGGAAAGCGCGAACGGCGCCCGACCGAGGACGAGCTGGTGCAGATCATTGCGCACCTGTCCGAGGTGCGCGGCCAGCTCTTCGCCGACGTTGTCCGGTTTGCTGTGGCGACGGCCATGCGGCGCGGCGAGATCTCTCGTCTGCAATGGGAAGACGTGGACAGGAAGCGAAGGCTCGTGTTGGTGCGCGACCGCAAGGATCCGCGGAAGAAGGAAGGCAACGACCAATGGGTGCCGCTGCTGGGAGACGCATGGACGATCCTGAATGCGCAGCCACGGCTTGATGGCGAGGCTCGGATCTTCCCGATCGGCGAGTCAACCGTGAGCAAGTACTTCACCGAGGCGTGTCGCTCTCTCAGCATACCGGATCTCCATTTCCACGATCTGCGACACGAGGGGACAAGTCGGCTGTTTGAAGTTGGATTCGAGATTCAGCAGGTCGCCTTGGTCACAGGGCATAAAGACTGGCGACATCTGCGTCGCTACACGAACCTGAAGCCGGAAGACCTTCATGAGCGGGTTGCTGGGCGTCGGCTGAAGAACTTGGAACGCGATGTCGTGCCGGGAGATTGAGCCTGCTCTTCTTCTGCAACTGAGTGCGAGAGCTGTGGTTGATTAAAAAAGCAGCGCTGAGTGGAGATGCAAGAACGATTGGCCTGTGACAACAACTTAGTGATGATTTTCGCAGCGGTTGTCAACAGGTTGCCAACACAATTTCCACAGGGTTGTGCGTTGTTGGCTGTAGGTTGGGCTCGTAGAATGGATCGCCCAACGCAAAACGCCAAGGCTGGAACCTTGGCGTGAGCGCCCCAGACCGTTACGGCTCTAGGGACGGGGGCCTTTGCAGACCACCGGATCAAACCTTCGGATTATAGGCAATGGCTGGGCAATCGGGGCCTTCTCACTCTAGGAAGGGCTTGGATACCTGCTATGCCGCGCATGTCTGTAAACAAACTCGGCGAATACCTCGTCACCACGAGTCCGACCCGTCGGCGCCGAATCATCAACGACCAGAAGCACCCCAAAGGTTCCGTCGTTCCCCTCTACCGACTCGCTGACGAGCCGCTGAATGAGTTCCTGACCGGAGGGTGGGATCCGCGTGCGATTGACCGAGCAGTCGTGCAGTTGCGGTCCGATGTGTCGGGGTCGGATTGGGCGATCAATGACCGAAAAAATACGGCTGATGCGCTGGATGCCTTCCTGGCTCTCTCTGGCAAGGTGCCCAGGGAGGATGTCGTGTTCAGTCAGGGGGCAGACCATCCCCCGCATCTCCGCATCAAAGGGCTGGACGTTTCCGTTCGCCCGCAGTTTCTTCTGCGATTCGAGCACCGTGGAGTGTCCTGTGTCGGCGCAATGAAATTGCACTTTACGAAGTCGGCCGAAAGTGCGCTCGAGCGAAAGGGCGGCGAGTATGTTGCAACGCTCTTGCATCGATGGCTCATTGAGCACGGTCCCCGCGGCTGCAAAGTTATGCCATCCCACTGTCTCTCCGTGGATGTTTTCCGCAAGGAGGTGGTTCCGGCTCCCGCTGCGACCGCTCGTCGCATGGCGGATGTAGCTGCTGCCTGCGAAGAGATCGACGCGCATTGGCAGCAGATCTGAACCTTCGTTGAGTTATGGCCGTGTTCCGCACCTTTGACGATGTGTCCGAGTGGGTTAACAGGCACAGCGTTGAGGAGTTGCGGGACGCGGTTGCCTCTCCAATCACGCTCCACCCCCGCAATCGCTCCGTCGCTGCCGCATGGTTGCTGGCGCAAGAGCAAGAAGGTGTGATCGAGCGCGAGGATGAGCAGCATGAATTCATGCGCCGGCAGACCGTCGCTGCGGAGAGTTCTGCCCGCTCAGCTCGAACATCGGCTCGATGGGCCGTGATTGGAGGAGTGGTCGCAGCGGCCATGCTGATCGCAACTGCGTGGCCCTACTTCAAACTGCTTGAGGTTGTCGATCGGCTGTCCAGGCACTGAAGGCTTGCGCAATCTCTATTGCCGAGAACGCGCGCGGTCTCGACACGCATCGAGATGCTCGGCGACATCTCGAAAGTCTGCCCACCGCTTCCCGCTGTCGATGTACGTTGGCACGGGAAACGTGTCCGCGCTTATCTGGTTATACACAGCGCCTTTTGACAGGCCCAGAAGGCTCGCAAGCTGGTCGACATTGAGGCGCGCGCCGTACTTCTCCGCCACGAGCATTTGCGTGACGATGCTACTCATTCGAGGTCTCCTCGGTGTGCTCGATAGGCCTAGTCGGAATGACGGGGCAGTTGTGGAAGGCGTCGCGCGGGGTGTTTGTGATCCGTGCCATGGGTGGTTGGCGGTTGGGTCGGTGCGCTTGCTCATGGCGTTGGAAGTCGAGGGCGTCGGCGCGTTCGCTGAAAGCACTGCGCCAGTCGCTCCAGCGGGCGGTGCAGCGCTTGCGAGACATCAGGTCGACCCATGGTGCGATCGGCACGTCGTGCAGGACTTCCCAGGGCGTGCCGCCTACTGGCAGCAGCTGGGCGCGCTCGGTCGCGAGGGCGATCAAGTCGGCGCGCTTGATCGCGGCGGCATGCGCGGTCGATGCGACGTGGATGGCGAAGGCACTGCGGACTAGCCGTTCGAAGCGGTGCTCGAAAGCAGCCCACGGCGCGCCGAGTTCTGCCTTCGCGGGCGTGCTGATGTCGTTCGTGAAGGCCTCGTGGGCGTCGTGCAGCAGCGCGGCGAACAGGCCGTGCGCGTCGAGCTGGAACTCGCGCTCGGCGATCTCGCAGACCAGCAGCGAGTGCTCGGCGACGCTGTAGGGCCTGCAGGTCGCACCGGTGAAGCGGTTGATGAGGCTGAGGTGATGCGCGATCGTGCGCAGTGTGATCGCGCCGGGCTGCGGATGCTGCAGCGATACCTCGGCGCCGGTGGCGGTGGTGATCCAAGTCATGCGTGTCCTGTCAGGGCGTGTTGAAGCTCGCCGCCTGCGAGGTCGCCGGCGGACGGGGATGGGCTGGAGTTGAGGGTTAGAGCGGGGCGCCGCCGAGGCTCATGTGTCGAGCCTCGGGGCCGCACTGGCCGTGCGGCGCACGTACGACCGTCACCGATTGCCAGCGCAGCGGAGCGACGGCAGCGGAGCAGTGGCAGTGCAGCTCGGCGTCATCCGCCGGACGGCCGTGGTCGCACAGTTCGCAGGCACGGTAGCTCGTCGCGTCCCAGCGCGGCAGCGGCGGGACGTTGAGAGGGATGGAGGCATTCATCACGACACCGCCACCAGGTTGCCGAAGTCGTCGATGATCGATTCGAGATGTATGCGGCGACCGCACACCTCTGTCGAAACGTGCCACGCGTCCGCCCGGCTGCCGTAGCTCGTATCGCGCAGGCGATACCAGATGCTGCCGCTCAGCTCGCCAAAGTCGCTCGTTGCGCCGAAGTAAATGCGCTCGTAGCGGTCGTCATTGTTGAACCGATGGCCGGCCACGCGCGCGCCGACGATCGGCGCACGCCGCGCTGAGTGAGGGCGCATGCTGGACGCGTTCATGCCCACGCCTCTTCGAGGCGTTCGACGCTGCTGATCGAGCAGCCGGTCAGCTGGTGGGCGATGCGCTGGGCATTCTCGGCGTCACGCGCCTTGATCTGCACGAAGGGGAGGACGCCGGAATCGCACGTCGCCGGGTACCCGTTACGGTCCTTCGGGTGGTAGTGGCAGCGGTAGCTGCGAGTCGAGAGCAATTGCATCGAGGCCTCACGAAAAACTGAACATGAGGCGTAGCGTAGCAAACGCTACCGATCAATGCAATAGCATTTGCTGCCCGATTGCTGCGGGCACCGCCCGCCAGCTACAACCCGCCCGAACCGGACCGATCGCGCACCCGTCCGATGATGGTGATGTGCGTAGCGACCAACGCCGGAGGCACCGTCTCGTCAACGTATTGGGGGTTGTCGCTGCGGAGGATCAGCGTGCCATCCAGGTGACGGAGCAGGCGCTTGATGCGCAGCTCGGCGTCGTACCGAAGGGCGTAGACCTTGCCGTCAATGACTTCCGTTTCGGCCAGATTCACGAGCACGTGATCGCCCGCGTAGACGAACGGCTCCATGCTGTTTCCAGTGACCCTGAAGCGACGAACTCGGGTCGGGTTGATGCCCTCTTTGGTGAACCAATCTCTTCGGTAATACGCGGGCTCGCTGTCTTCCACGATTTCGTAGGTGGCCTCGTGGCCATTGCCGGCACTGAACCGGACATCCCATTCGGGTACAGCTACTACCCCGTCTGGAAGCTCGTCCGCATTGGTCAGTGGAAACACGTTGATCGTTGCGTCGAGGCGGTTTCGTGCCGCTGGGCTGAACCAGTCGGACATGCCCGGTAGGGCCTCGATCGCTTGTACTGTTTTCTCAGAGATGGGCCGTGCCTCCGACAGCATTTGGCGAATGAACGCGCCGTCTTTGTATCCCAACGCTCGACCCATCTCCGATCGATTCCCATCGAACTTGTGCGCGAGCGCAGCGGCGAGGCGCTCCACTCTGTACTGCTGCAGTTGTTCGGGTGTCATGCCCTGAACGGTAGCAGACGCTAGCGTTGCATTTGCTACTTGCATACTAGAAGCAAACGCTACTATCATGGGGTATGAACCTCGCTGACTACCTCGCCGAGAAGCGCGGCCAACATGCACGGGTTGCGCGCGAAGTCGGAGTGGCATCGGCCTACCTCTCGCAGATGGCGAGCCGCATCCGTCCTGTCCCGCCCGCACTGGTTCCAGCTCTCGTCCTCGCCTGTGAAGGCCGGGTCGAGTGCTGGGACCTCAGGCCCCAGGACTGGCACCTCATCTGGCCCGGGGCGGTAGGGCGACCCGGGGCGCCAGAACAGCGCTTGCAGGTTCCACCTCGTTCCACCGTTGCTGCAGCCGACGCCGCGGTGATGTCCGCAGTGTCGTCTCCAGCAGCGGTGGCTGGCTATAGCAATCACTTCGCGCACCTGCCATGAACGTTCAGACTGCCGCCTTCAACCTCGTCCACGACTACCCGGGAGGCGCGACCGCACTCGCGCCGCTCCTCGGCAAGAGCGCCTCGACGCTCAACCATGAGGTCGACCCCAACTACGCGACCGCCAAGCTCGGCCTGGCCGACGCGCTGAAGCTCACGATGTTGAGCAAAGACCGCGGCATCCTGAACGCATTCGCGATGGCCTGCCACTGCATGGTGCTGCCGCTGCCGTCGAGCCCCGAGGGCATCGACGACGACACCTTCACCAGCGTGACCCGCATGGCCCGCGAGTTCGCCGAGGTGATCAGCCAGATTGCAGAGGTCACCGCCGACGGCGCTGTCTCCGACAATGAACTGGGCCGCGTCGAGCGCGAAGCCGCCGAGCTGGTGGCCGCCGTGCAGGCCGTGCTCGCTGCGCTGCAGGCCCGCAACCGCGCCAGCAAGCGCACCTCGCAGTGGGAGGCCCGCTGATGCGCCCGACTACCGCACCGCCCGCGGCGCTGATCCGCGACACCCTCGAGCGCCTGAGCGCTGATGACCTCGCCACCGTGCGCGAGGCCGAGTTCCTGGAAGGCGCCCTGGCTGCCCACCACCAACGCGCGCAGCGCAGCCTGCACCTGCCGCTGGGCACCTGCGCCAACTGCTGCGAGGCCTGCGCACCCACCGCCTTCTACTGCGACGACGACTGCCGCGATGACCACCAGGCCCGCCAGCGCCAGTCCGTGCGCATCGGCCGCTCGTTCTTCTGACCTCGCCGGCCTGCATGTCCCACCAGAACTACAAAGAAGACTTCGCCGCGGTCGGCCGCGCCGCGCTGGCCTGCGTTGACCGCCTGCTCGCCGCCTGGCTGCCCGAGGGCAAGCGCATGGCCCGCGAGTTCAAGTGCGGTGACCTGAGCGGCCGCCCGGGCACGAGCCTGAGCATCAACCTCGACACCGGCATCTGGAAGGATTTCAACCAGGGCGACGGCGGCGCCGACCTGGTCAGTCTGTACGCGGCGATCGAAGGCCTGGAGCAGTGGGACGCCTGCCAGCAGCTCGCCGCACAGCTCGGCGTGACCCTGCGCAGCACCGGCAGCCACGCTTCGGCGCCTTCCTCCCCACGCGACCGCGCCGCGCGCGCGCAAGCCGATGGTGGGGTGGAAGCACCTCCGGAGGCTGCAGAGGACACGGCACCCGCCCGCAGCGACTGGGAACCAATCGTCCCGGTCCCCGATGACGCTGGCCCGCACCCAGTCGCGCACAGCCGGCGCGGCCGGCCCGAGCACACCTGGACCTACACCGACCAATCCGGCCGCAAGCTCGGCGTCGTCTACCGCTTCAGGACCAGCGACGGCGGCAAGGAAGTGCTGCCGTGCGTGTACGCGCGGCACCGTGAGACGGGCCGCTGCGAATGGCGCTGGATGCAGTGGCCCGAGCCGCGTCCGCTGTACTTGACCGCGCCGCTGAGCGACGACAAGGTCGTGCTGGTGGTCGAGGGCGAGAAGTGCGCCGATGCCGCGCACAGAGTCGAGCTGCTGCGTGAGAAGCTGGACATCGTGAGCTGGCCAGGCGGCGGCAAGGCCACCAGCAAGGTGGACTGGTCGGTGCTGGCGGGCCGCAAGGTCATCCTGTGGCCCGACTGCGATGCGAAGCGCGTCAAGCTGACGGCCGAGCAGCGCAAGGCCGGCGTTGACCCCGACAGCCAGCCCATCGCGCCGGAGGCAGAGCAGCCCGGCACGGTGGCGGTCGAGCAGATCGCGAAGCACCTGGTCAAGCACCAGGCGCGCGCGGTGCGCATCGTGCAGATCCCGGCGCCGGGCGAGCGCGTCGACGGCTGGGACATCGCCAACGCGATCGAGGAGGGCATGAGCCCGGACGACCTATGGGCGATGCTCGGCCGGCGCCGGCTGCCTGCCTGCCTGCAGGTCGAGAAGGCTGAACGTGAGGACAGCACCGATACCCCACCCACGGCTCGCGCAAGCGAAGGATCGCCGCGTGAGCGCGCTGCGGGCCGTCCGGGCGCCGCTCGCACGGCGACTCGCGCTGGCCTCGCCAACTGGCGCGCCGAGCTGATCCAGAAGCCCCGGGGCGGCCTGGACGACTGCCGTGAGAACGTCTACCTGATCCTGAAGCACCATCCCGACTGGTGCGGCATCGTCGCCTACGACGAGTTCGCGAACCGCGTCGTGAAGCAGCGCGAGACGCCGACCGACCTGCCGCCGGGCTCGTGGGAGATCCGCGACGACCACCGGCTCGGCCTGTGGCTCGCCCAGCACCTGGGCCTGGTCATCAAGGGCGATGGTGCCATCACGGGCGGCGTCGGCATGGCCGGCGACGACAACCGCATCGACCCGGTGAAGGACTACCTCACCGGCCTGCGCTGGGACGGCACGTCGCGCCTGGACACCTGGCTCGAACAGATCATGAAGGCCGCCAAGCTGCACGCGCGCAGCGGCGAGTACCTCGCCACCGTCGGCCGCAAGTTCATGATCGGCGCGGTCGCCCGCGTGTTCCGGCCTGGCGCCAAGATGGACAACATGCTCGTCTTCGAGGGCGGGCAAGGCCGGGGCAAGTCGACCGCGGTGAGCATCCTCGGCGGCGCGTGGTTCTCCGACACGCCGCTGGACCTGGACAGCAAAGACGCCTTCATGGCGCTGTCTGGCTGCTGGTGGCTCGAATGGGGCGAGATGGACGCACTCAGCCGCGCTGAGGTCACGCGCGTGAAGGGCTTCATCACGTCGAGCAAGGACCGCTACCGGCCGCCGTACGAGCGCCGCGAGGTGGACGTGCAGCGACGCTGCGTATTCGTCGGCACCACGAACCAGTACGAGTACCTGAAGGATCCATCCGGCGGCCGGCGCTTCTGGTGCGTGCGCATCGACGGCGAGGTCGACCTCGACCGCCTGCGCCGCGAGCGGGATCAACTCTTCGCCGAAGCCGTGCACCGCTTCAACGCGGGCGAGGTCTGGCATCTCACGTCGCAGGAGCAGCGCGACCTCGCCGCGCCCGAGCAGGAGCACCGCGAGATCGCCGACCCGTGGCAGGCCGTCATCCAGCGTTGGCTCGCCGAGCCGGAGGTCGCGATCCTGGGCCGCTGGTACGCGCACAGCATCCTGATCGAGGGCGTCAAGGTGCCGGTCGACAAGATCGACTCGGCGCGCAACATGAGCATGCGCATCGCCGGAATCATGACGCGGCTGGGTTACGTCAAGCGCCGCGACACGGGCGGCGAGCGCGCGTACTACTACGAGCGCGCGGACGCCCAGCAGGAAGCCGCCACGGCGCACGCAGGCGCTGCAGACGACGAGGGCGACGACTCGCCGCTCTGACCCGCATGCACGCCTTCCACATCCCCCAGGACCAGCCGAGCGGCCAGCTCGGCCGCACCCCCTGGCGGTCACAACCCGAGATGGGCGGTCGGTCGACTGGACGGTGGGGAACCGTCCAACCTCGACCAACCTCACCCGACAAGGTTGGACGGCCAGGTTGGACGGCCGCAAACCCCCGCCGGCATTGGGTTTTCGGGGAATCCGTCCAACCTCCCAACCTTCCTCATGAAATCGCCCCCGTGTGTGGGTGCGGGCGAGCGGGCGCGGATGTGCGCCCCCGCCCGGGCGCACCCCTGCACGTGAGCTTTCCCTTCCTGAAGGTTGGGAGGTTGGACGAAGTCAACAACGGCGCGGCCCGCAGCCCGTCCAACCTTCACGACCAACCCTCCGACCGACCTGAGGTTGGACGGAACGACCAGAGCAGCAGCCTCAGCGGAATCCACAGCACCACCGGCATGACGACCACCACCGACACCCCCATCGACACGAGCAGCGAGGCCTGGCGCCGTCTCTGCGAAGCGCGCTCCATCGCCCGCAAGCCCGACCTCATGCAGCGCATCGACTGGCTCGACGAAATCGAGCGGCGCCGCGGTCGCGATGCACGCGCCGAGCTGGACGTCGAGGTCGTCCTCGCGCTGCCGGACAAGCCGAGCCGCCACCAGCACCTCGCTGGCTTGGCGCTGCGGCTCGGCGATGCATACCGCCAGCACGTCGAGGCCGGCGTGCACGAGACCTGGCGCGAGCGCAAGGCGGCCGCAATGGCCTCGGCAGGGAAGGGCGCCGCATGCTCAGCATGAACATCCGCTTCGACGCGACCGAGATCGCCCAGGTCTTCGGCGAGCTGCAGCAGGAGCACCCGGACGTGATGGCCAAGGCCATCAACGACACAGTGCGCGAGGTGAAGGAGGCCGAGGTCGCCGAGATGCGCGCGAGCTTGAACAACCCGACCCGCTTCACGCTGAACGCGCTCTATACGCGCTTCGCCACCCGAACCCGCATGCAGGGCGAGGTCTGGCTGAAAGACGACGCGGCGCGGGCTCACTACCTGCTGCCGCAGATCGAGGGTGGCAACCGGCCGCTCAAGCGCTTCGAGGACATCCTGGTGCGGGCAGGCTACATGCGCAGCAATGAGCGGGCGGTGCCCGGCGCAGGCGCGAAGCTCGATGCCTACGGCAACATGGGCCGCGGCCAGATCGTGCAGATCCTCAGCCAGCTGAAGGCCTTCAACCTCGCAGGCTCGGACGCGAATGCCACGGCCAGCAAGCGCTCGCGGGCGAAGCGGAGCCGCATCGAGTACTTCGTTGCGCACGGCGGCGAGGCGCGGGTGGGCAAGGGCTCCTGGAAGCACGGCGAGAAGGAGCAGCACCTGCGGCGCGGCGTGTGGGCTCGGTACCGCTTTAGCTCGGGCAGCGCGGTGAAGCCCGTGCTCCTGTTCGTCAACGGCACGAAGTACGGCAAGCGCTTCGACTTCGCGGGCACGGCCGAGCGCGTGATCGGCTCGCGCTTCCGCTCGCACTACCAGCAGCGCATGGAGCGGCAGCTCGCCAAGCTCGGGCTGTCGGTCAACGGTCGGGGAGGGCAGTGAGCATGACCCAAACCAAGGCTCGGCCGACCACCCCCACCCCCCTGGTCGGGTCCTCCCGGGAGGCCTCGATCAAGGGTAATTCGAACCCCGTTCGCACCGCAGTTGCGGGGCGTTCCTAAGGGGGTTGTACCCATGGAAGCACTGCAAACCCCAATCACCCAAGAGCAGTTCGGCGACCTGGTCGGCATCAGCCAGCAGGCGGTGAGCGAGCTGCTCGGCCGCTCGATCCTGCAGGCCGGCCAGCCGGCGGCGACCTGGCTGCGCGCGTACACGAAGCACCTGCGCGAGCAGGCCGCTGGGCGGGGCGCCGATGGCGAGTTGGCGCGCGAGCGCGCCCGGCTCGCCCGGGAGCAGGCTGACCGCGTCGCGATGGACAACGCGGTGAGCCGCCGGGAGCTGGCGCCGGTGTCTGTGCTGGAGCTGGTGCTGGCCAAGATGGCCGGCGATGTGGGCAGCCTGCTGCAGGGGCTGGTTCCGCGCGTCCGCCGTCGCGTGGATCTACCCGGCGAGGCACTGCGCATCCTCGACGAGGAGGTGACCAAGGCCCGCAACCGCGCGGCGGCCATGACGCTTGAGGATGCAGAGGACGAAGCCGACGAGGAGGAAGAGGCATGACCCAGCCGACCGAGCTGATGGAACTGGAGCGCCCGGTCACGCTGGCCGACCTGGGCACCGAGCAGCGCGACGAGATCAACGCGGCGCTGCGCCGTGGCCTGCGTCCGCTGGAGGCGCCGCCGCCCATGCGGCTGTCCACGTGGATGGCCGAGCACTTCTACTTGTCGGAGGAGAGCAGCTACGAGCAGGGCCGCTGGGAGGCCTACCCGTACCAGGTCGCCATTGCCGACTGCATCGGTCACGACGAGATCACGCACGTCACCTGGCGGAAGTCGGCGCGCACGGGGTACACGAAGATCTTCCTCGCGGCCATCGGCTACTTCGCCGAGCACAAGCGCCGAAACCAGGCGGTGTACCAGCCCACCGACGAGGACCGCGACGACTTCGTCACGACGGAGCTGGAGCCGATGCTGCGCGATGTGAAGGTCATGCGTCGCGTGTTCCCGAAGTTCAATCGCAAGTCCAAGGACAACACGATCAAGAAGAAGCAGTTCCTCGGCTGCCTGCTGCACTTGCGCGGCGGCAAGGCGGCGAAGAACTACCGGCGGATCACGGTCGACTGCGTCTACTACGACGAGACCGACGGCTTCGACCGCGACATCGAGAAGGAGGGCAGCGCCTTCCGTCTCGGCGACAAGCGCGTCGAGGGCGCGACCTTTCCGAAGTCGGTCGCAGGATCCACGCCGAAGCTGAAGGGCTTCAGCCTGATCGAGGACCGCGAGCAGCAGGCCGATGCCCGCTTCCAGTACTTCATCCGCTGTCCGCACTGCAGCGAGGAGCACACGCTCGACTGGGGTGGCAAGGAAGCCAGCCACGGCTTCCGATGGACGAACGGCGACCCGGAGACCGTCGGCCACGTCTGCCCGCACTGCGGCGTGTGCATCAACCAGGCCGAGTATCTGGCTGCGTGGAAGGGCCGCTGGAAGAGCCAGCAGGGGATCTGGATCGACGAGTCGGACCCGGCCCAACTGCGCTTCCGTGATGAGGCCGACGCGGAGATCCCTCCGCCCAAGCACGTGGCCTTCTTCTGCTGGACGGCGTACAGCCCGCAGGCGAGCTGGGTGAGCCTCGTCCGCGACTGGCTGGCCGCCTCGAAGAAGGCGCAGGCCGGCGATGACAGCGACTTGAAGACCTTCATCAACACCACTCGTGGGGAGACCTACGCGCAGGAAGTCGAGAAGAGCGACGCCAGCATGCTGGCGCTGCGGGGCAAGTACGGCCACACCCTGCGTACCGTGCCGCGCGGAGCGGTGAAGCTCGCCATCGGTGTCGATGTCCAGGGCGACCGCTGGGAGCTGGTGGTGTGGGGCTTCGGTCGGGGGGAGGAGATGTGGGTCGTCGACCACTTGGTGATCGAGGGGAACCCGGCCGACCAGCGCGAGTGGGACCTGAAGTTGGAGCCGGCCATCCAGGCCACCTACCGGCATGTGAGCGGGGCGGAGATGTCAGCCGACGCGGTGGCCATCGATACCGGCGGTCACTTCACCCACCAGTGCTACGTCTTCGTGCGCAACCGCCCAAACCAGAACCTCTACGCCGTGAAGGGCGAGACGCGCGTCGGACGGCCGATCAAGAGCGCGAGCGTGCTGGTCGACGTGAATGAGCGCGGACGGACTGTGCGCAAGGGCGTGCGGCTGTGGCACGTCGGCACGGACACGGCGAAGGATCTGCTGTTCGGCCGGCTGCAGGTCAACCAAGCGGGGCCAGGCTGCGTGCACTTCGCGCGGGAGCTGACCAGCGAGTTCTACGAGCAGCTCACTGCGGAGAGCCGCATGCTGGTCAAGTCCGCCAGGGGTGACGAGTACCGCTGGCTGAAGCCCGCAGGCAAGCGCAACGAAGTTCTGGACTGCACCGTGTACGCGCTGTTCTGTGCCCAGATGCTCGGGCTGCACACCATGAGCGACAAGCTGTGGGCACGGCTGGAGGCCGGGCTGGAGCCAGACCTCTTCGCAACGCCTTCAGTCGGCGATCCGCCGCCATCGCCGCCGGTGTCACCGGCGCCGCATCCGCCGCCGGCGCAGGCTCCGAAGCCGATCCCTATCAAACCCCTTTTGCCTCAACCCTCACCGATTGCGAGCGACGCATGGAGCAACCGCCTGTGAACCTGTGCCTCTTCGAAGACATCGTGCCGCAAGCCGCGGAACCGCCGCGGCCGCCGCGGCGCCAAATCGACCACGCAGCGCTCTGGCGACAGGAAATGGCAGAGGTAATTCAGGAGCGCCTGTCAGTCTATGAGCCGTGGGCGAGCGAGATGGCCCGCGAGATCGTGGAAGGGCTGCGTGGCCGGATCGGTGGTGCGATGATCTACGTGCCGGCACCGGACAAGCAGGCTCGCAACGTACGGATCCGAACGCTGTTCACCGGGCGCAATGTCGAGGAGCTGTGCGATTCCTTCGGCCTCGGTCGGTCGACCGTCTATCGCATCTGCAAGCTGCGCTGACCGGACAGCACCCGGTTGCCTGCAGCATGCAGTAACACGGCTGAAATTGACGCTCCCTGGGGCTGCACGTATCCTGCCGCTCCAGGGAGAAAAAAACTTCATGCACTACACCGATACCGATCTCTACCGGGGGATCAAGAACGGCACTTTCCACGACGACGTGTTCGTCGTCGACGAGGCGGCCGTGCCAGGCCTGCTCTATCCACGGTTCAAGGCGACTTCGTACATCGACAGAAGCGGCCAGGAGCAGGTCAGCCCGCCTGACGTGACCGTCGTCTCGGCGCCTGGGGGCGATCAGGTGGAGGCCGGCGGCGGCACGTCGATGTTTACGGTCGACGGCTGGTTTGGCTTCTCGGAATGGAAGTACTTCCATGTCCCCGAGGGCACCGAATACCCGGCCAGCCTGCTCTTCATCAAGAAGGGCAAGTCCAAACGGAAGAACAAGGCGGGCGACCGCACTGGCTACCATTACCAGATCGAGCCGAGAAACCGAATGACGGTCGAGGCCTACAAGGGCGCGCTGGACAACTTCGCTCGCAATGCCGTGGTCAAGCAAATCGCGCTGGCCAAGGGCCTTTCTGGAAGGAAATGACCGTGGCCAACATTCGTGGACGAACGCTGGTCCTGCTGATCCAGGCGGTGGACAACGAGGTCCACCGCCTTCGTTCTCTTCCGGACGAGGACACCACTGCGGGCGACGAAGTGCGCCTGGTGGATTTTGAGAACGTGGCCGAAGAGCTGGCCGAGCTGTACGAGCAGGCACTCGCCAGCGAGACGGGCTTGCCACCGTACGAGAAGCTGGTGCGGTCCGTCGACTGAAGCTGCACGCACCATCTGCTGGAGGGCCAACAAGATCGGGCAGCGAATGCTGATCCCGGCGCCTCAGCGCAATCTACAAATCGTCCCACCTTGCGACTGCAAACGGGACGCTGTTTTTTCGAAGATGACGGCATGCACAACGCACCCGTCATCGAATGAGCGCCACTCCCTGGTACAGCATTCACCGTCGGCCGGTCGTCTCCGCCCAGGCCACCACGGCGGTCCCGCACGCCGAGATCTGGATCTACGGCGACATCGGTGAATCCTGGTACGGCGACACCATCGCCGCCAAGGACTTCGTCAAGACTGTCGCAGCCCTTGAGGCCGAGACGATCACCGTCCGCCTCAACAGCTTCGGCGGCTCGGTCGCTGACGGCATCGCCATCTACAACGCGCTCAAGCGGCACCCGGCCACCGTGACCGTTTCGGTGGACGGCGTCGCTGCGTCCATCGCCAGCCTGATCGCGATGGCGGGCGACCGCGTCGAGATCGCCGAGAACGCGATGCTGATGGTGCACGCACCGTGGGCCGGCGCCGCAGGCAATGCCACTGAGCTGAGGCAAGCGGCCGACATGCTCGACAAGTGGGCGCAGGCGATGGCTGCGAGCTACGCGAGCAAGACCGGTCGTCCCATCGAAGAAGTCATGGCGTGGCTCAGCGACGACCAGGACCACTGGTTCAGCGCCACGGAGGCTGTCGCCGAGAAGCTCGCCGACGCCACGACGGCCGCCCTGCCGGTCACTGCGAGCGCCACGCGCTTCGGCTGGTCCCGCGCCAGCCGCGCTGCGGCTTTGGCCACATCGGTCGCCGCCCCCGTCGTCACCCGCCAACCCGAACGCCTCTCTTCATCCAATCCGGAGACCACTTTGCCGACCCCTGCCCAGACCACCGCCAATACCGACCCGACCGCACAGCTCGACGCCGTCCGCACCGCTGCTCGTGCGGAGAACGAGCGCCAGTCGCACATCCGTGCGGCCTTTCATAACCACATGCACAAGGCCGGCGTGCAGGCCGTGCTCGACGCCGCATTGGCCGACGTGGACTGCACCCTCGTGCACGCCAAGTCCCTCCTGCTGGACGTGTTGGCGCGCGGCGTGGAGCCGACAGGCAGCCCGAGGATCGAGACGGTCGAGGACGAGGGCGACAAGCGCCGCACTGCCATGGCGGCCGCGCTCGACATCCGCGCCGGCCTGGCCAAGAACGACACGAGCAATCCGTGGCGCGGCCACAGCCTGACGGAGATGGCGCGGGCATCGCTGCAAGCCCACAGCGTGCGCTACGAAGGCTCGGACAAGATGAGTCTGATCGCCATGGCGTTCACCCACAGCTCCGGGGACTTCCCGCTGCTGCTGGCGAACGTCGCTCGCAAGGCCATGCTCAAGGGCTACGACGAGGCCAACGAGACCTTCCAGCTCTGGACCAGCAAGGGCACGCTGCCGGACTTCAAACCGACGTCCATGGTCGACATCGGCAGCTTCCCGGCGCTGCGTCAGGTGGGCGAGGGGGCGGAGTACAAGTTCATCAGCATCGGCGAGCGCGCCGAGACCCGCGTGCTGGCGACCTACGGCGAGATGTTCAAAATCACCCGCCAGGCGGTAATCAACGACGACCTGGGTGCCTTCACCCGCATCCCGCAGAAGATGGGCCGGGCCGCGATCCGCACGGTCGGTAATTTGGCCTATGCGGTGCTGACAGGCAATGCGCCGATGGCCGACGGCCGGGCGCTGTTCCACGCCGACCACAACAACCTCGCCAACGCTTCGGCCATCTCGACGGCGAGCGTGGATGCCATGCGGGTCGCGATGGCGCGGCAGCGAGACATCGGGCAGAACTCGGGCGCGCTGAACATCCGTCTGGCTCGCCTGCTGGTGCCGGTGTCGCTGCAGGGGACTGCCAACGTCGTGCGCGACAGCGAGTTCGAGGTCGGCGCTGCCGCCAAGAACAACACCGTCCCGAACAGTGTGCGCGGCACCTTCGAGGTGATCTCGGACGCACGCCTGGACGATGCGTCGCCCTCGATCTGGTACGGCCTAGCCGACCACAACCTGCACGACGTGGTGACCGTCGACTACCTGGACGGCAACGAGGCGCCGACGATGGAGCAGCAGCAAGGCTGGAACGTCGACGGCGTGGAGTTCAAGGTCCGGATCGATGCGAGCGCCAAAGCGTTGGACTGGAAGACCCTGCAGCGCAACGGCTCGCCGGCCTGATCGCCCCCCAGCGGCCCCCGACTACACACCAACCACACAAGGCTCCAGCTCACCATGAAAACCTTCGTTCAACACGGCCAGTCCATCACCCACAGCCCGGCCGCTGCCGTCCCGGCCGGTGGCGTCGCCAAGATCGGAACCCGCATCGGCATCGCTGTCTCCGCCGTGCTCGCCAACACCGCCGGCAGCTTCGCGACGGAGGGTGTCTTCCGTCTGCCCAAGGTCGCAGGGGATGCCATCGCCCAGGGCGACGGCGTCCGCTGGGACCACCTACAGGGCCTGGTCACGACCGCAACCGTGGGCGCCGGCAATGTGGCGCTCGCCTCGGCTGGATTCGCGTTCGCTTCAGCCGGTGCTGGCGAGGGCTTCGTCGACGTCAAGATCAACGCCTGAGGCGCTGCGATGCCGCAACAGAGCGCCGACATCTTCACGCGCAAGCTCGCCGTGCTGTACGCGCGGCTGGGCAAGGACGCGCAGTTCCAGCCCGTGGGCGGCGACGCCCAGCCGGTCCGGGTGCTGCTGGATGAGCCGGGCGGCACCGGGCTGGACGGGCTGCAGATCCGCTCGGAGCCGACGATCCGCCTGCAGGCCGCCGATGCGCCGGACGGCGTGCGGCGAGGCGACCGGTTCACCGTGGCCGGGCGTACCTGGAGCGCGCGCGAGGCAGGCGTCCCGCTGCTCGACGGCGCCGAGCTGCAGATCGACCTGAAGGCCGTGTCGGCGGGGGCCAACGCATGAGCGCGGCCGACCGCCACACCAGCGCTCACGAGCGCATCCTGCAACGCGTCGATGCCGCGCTCAAGGCGGCGGCGACCGACGCCGGCACCCAGGTCCACCGTGGCCGCGTCGACCCGTTCGGCGCTGCCGAGGTGCCGGCGATCAACGTGCGCCGCTCGACCGGCACCGGCGATGCCTACGCGCATGCCATCGACCGCGGCCTGATGGAGTTCGAGCTGGACCTGCTGGTGCGCGGCGACGACTGGGAGACCAGCGCCGACCGGCTGCATCTGCAGGCACACCGAGCCATCGCGATCGACGCCGAGCTCAACACCCTGGGCCGGGGCCTGCGCTGCGTGCGCACCGAGCCGCGCGCCGAGAGCGGCGATGAGGTCATCGGCAAGCTGACCGCGACCTACCAGATCCAGGGCCTGTCCCGGGCGGGTGACCTCGCGCGCCTCGGTTGACGCGCCGCCTCTCCTCACAACTATTCGAGATCCCATCCATGATTCTTTTTGGTACCGGCAAGATGATCACGACGCTCGACTACGACGCGTCGGGGGTCAAGCTGGCGACGCCCACGCCTGTGCATTGGGGCTCGCTGCAGGACATCAGCATCGACATCGATGTCGACATGAAGACTCTCTACGGCTCCCAGCGCTTCCCGATCTCGGTCGGGCAGGGCAAGGGCAAGATTGAGATCAAGGCCAAGTACGGCGAGATCAGCGGTGCGATCCTGGGCGGCATGCAGTTCGGCAAGGCAGGAACGTCGGGCGTGCGCGCCGGGGTCTTCGACTTCGCCGTCACGATTCCCAAGGCCGAAGGCGCGAATCCGCCCGCCCAGCAGTTCATCGTCGAACCCCCGCTCGACGGTACCTTCGTCGCCGACATGGGCGTCCTGGACGCGGCGACCGGCGAATCGCTGCAGCGCGTGGCCCCGGCGGACGGCAAGTCTCCTGCGCCGGGCGAGTACACCGTCGCCAACGGGACCTACAAGGTCGCTCCGACGGCGCAGGAGCGCACGCTGCTCGTCAGCTACGAGTACCGCGCCAACAGCAGCAAGGGGCAGGTCTTCAGGCTGACGAACGACGTGATGGGCACGACGCCGTCGTTCACGCTGATGCTGCAGAACAGCTTCGACGGCCAGAACCTGGTCATGCGCCTGAACCGCGTGGTCAGCAGCAAGCTGAGCCTGCCCTTCAAGAACGACGACTACTCGGTCTACGACCTGAACGCCCAGGCATTCGCCGACGCGGCCGGCGAGATCGGCTACCTGTGCCTGTTCCCTTCCTGAGCAACATCGACTGGACGAGATGAACGACAACACCATCACCCTGGGCACCCAGAGCATCGAGGTCGCGCCCATTCCGCTCGGGCGGCTCAAGAAGCTGCTGCCCGCCTTCAACCGCGCCGGCATGGCCCTCAAGGTCGGCCGCCTGGACGAAGTGGTCTTCGACGACATCGTCCTCGTCCTCTCAGCCGGCACGGGCAAGGCCGTCGAGGAGGTGGAGGCGATGCCGGCCACCATCGTGCAACTCAGCGTCGCGCTGGAGGTCGTCGCCAAGGTGGCGGGCTTGGACCCGCAGCAGGGCGGAGCCAATATCCTGGGGGAAGGTGGGGCGTCGCCGGCAGCCACGCTGCCGGGGGCGCCAATGATGCAGACCCCTGGGACGACCTTTACGCCTGGCTGATCACCGCGACCGGCTGGACCTGGCAGCACATCGACCAGTGCGTGACGCTGCCCCAGGTCCTCGCCCTGTCGGCGTTCTGGCGCCACACGCCGCCGACCGCCTTGCAGTTGCGCCGCATCGCGCTCGCCATCGGGCTCAAGCCCGAGGTGTCGGCCGGCGCTCGCAACGCTTCACAGCGGGTGGATCCCCAGCAAGCCCTGCAGCAGGCGCGTGATGCCGGCTTCCAGGTGGCAACCGGCCGGCCGGATGACCCGCTCCTGGCCTTCCTCGATCTCTGAACCTTGCATTCCTGAACCTTCATGACCGATCCCCGTGCCCGCGTCGTCGTTGACGGCGATGTCTCCCCGCTGCGCCAAGCGCTTCGTGCCGGCCTGCAGAACGTGCAGCAGTTCGGCGAGCAGACGACGAACCATGTGGGGCGCATCAACGGGCCGTTGGAGGCCATCCACGGGAAGTTCGTGGCGCTGGCCGCGGTGCTGGGCGGCGGGGCGCTTTTCAGCCGCGCGATCGAGCGGACCGCCAAGTTCCAGGAGGAGAGCATCCAGCTCGGCAAGGCGCTGGGTGTGTCGGCCTCGGGCGCGAGCACCTGGCTCGCAGCACTGGAGGACGTGGGCGCCACCACCGAGCAGTTCGCGAGCGCCGGCCGGGGCCTGCAGAAGCGCCTGGCCGAGGACGAGGGCGCGCTCAACCGCCTGGGCCTGGTCACCCGCGACAACGCCGGTGCGTTGCGCCCTCTGAACGAGTTGATGCTGGATGCGATCAAGGTGGCCGGCGACTACCGGGAAGGCACCGACCGCAACGTCGTCGCTGGCAAGCTGTTCGGCGAAAGCGTGGACGCCAGCTCGACGATCCTGAAGCTGAATGCCGACACGGTGCGCGAGAACGCCGAGCTGATGAGCGAGCTGGGCTTGATCGTGGGCCAGGAACAGGTCGATGCCTACAACGCCTTCGACAACGCGGGTGACAAGGCGCACCTGGTCATGAAAGGCTTCACCCACACCATCGGCAACGTGCTCATGCCGGTGGTGACGAAGCTCGCCGAGTGGTTTGTCGCTATCGGGCCGGCGGCGATCACCGTCACCCGTGGCGCGATCGGAGGGCTCACCGCCGTCTTCTGGGGCCTGAAGAACGCCGTGGTCGTGGCTTGGGAAGTGCTGAACGGCCTGGTCGTGACGGTCGCCGAGCCGCTGCGGTCCCTCGCGTCCGGCCTCTACAAGCTCGTCACCGGCGACCTGCAGGGCGCGCAAGAGGAGCTGACGGGCTGGCCGGCGCGCATCGGCGAGGCCTGGTCGAAGGCCTGGGAGAACATCCTCGCGTCCAGCACCGAGACGCGCGACCGCCTGGCCAGCATCTTCAGCCCCGACCAGACCGAAGCCGCGCCGGCAGGCGGCGGCGACCGCCAGGTCAAGCTGAAGGGCAAGGGCAGCCACGAGAAGGGCGAGAGCTCGTACATGAGCTACTACGAGGCGCTGCTGGCCGAGGAGAAGCGAGCCCAGGCCGTCCTGACCCAGGGCCGTGAGTACAGCAAGGAAGAGGAGCTGGCCTACTGGCGGTTCCTCACCGAGAACCTGACGCTGGCGACGGCCGACCAGGTCGCGATCCAGCGCAAGACGGCCGCGCTGGAGGTGGCCATCGCCCGCGAGGCGCGCCAGCAGCGCGAGCAGATCGAGCAGGAAGAACTGCGCTCGGCCGAGCAGCTCGCCCTCGGCCGGATCGAGCTGGAGCGCACCGCGGCCAAGGCGGGCGTGGATTCCGAGCAGATCACGAAGGCGCAGCTCGCCCAGCTCGAAGTCGACTTCGAGGACCGGCGGTATGCGGTGCAGGCGTCTGCACTGCAGCAGCGCCTGCAGCTCATGAGCGCGGATCCGGACCGCAACCCAGTGGAGCTGGCCCGCATCAAGAACGAGCTGCTGCTCATCGAGCAGCAGCACGAGCAGCAGCGCTTGGCGCTGGTGTCGGCGGCGAACGTCGCGCTGAAGGAGCAGGGCGCCAACGTCGGGCAGGGCCTTTTCTCCGGCATCGGCGACAGCTTCGGTGGCGCGCTGGACGGGTTGCTGGAGCGCACCACCACCTGGGGCCAGGCACTGGCCAACGTCTTCGGCGGGATCCGGGACGCCTTCATCCGCAATGTGGTCACCGAGCCGGCGTCGCAATGGATTGCGAGCCAGGCACGCATGCTGGCCATGAAGCTCGGTTTCCTGACGCAGGAGACGGGCATGCAGGCGACGGCCTCGGCCACGAACGTCGGTCTGAAGTCCGCCGAGGCCACTGCCGTGGCCGGGGCGAATGCCGTGGAAGCTGGCACCGGCGCCGCGGCGTCGCAGGCCGCCATCCCTGTCGTCGGCCCCTTCCTGGCTCTGGCGGCGATGGCTGCTGTCTTCGCAGCGGTCTCCGGCATGGGCAAGGGGATCAAGAGCGCCTCGGGCGGCTTCGATATCCCGAGCGGCCTGAACCCGATCACCCAGCTCCACGAGGAGGAGATGGTGCTGCCGAAGCAGCACGCCAACGTCATCCGGCGTCTCGCCGGCGAGGACCAGGCGCCCGCCGCCCCTGCGGCTGACGGGCCTGCCGTGGAGCTGCGCGGCGTGTCGGCGGGCGAGTTCTTCATGGCGAGCAAGCGCGACCTGGTCGCGGTGCTCAAGGCGCTGAAGCGCGACAACTCGTTGACCTGACCACGCGACGGATCCACATGCGTCTTAGCATCTTCCCGACGTTCGCCGGCCTGAAGTGGGGCGGCACCCGCACGGCCATGCACCGCACCGGCATCCGCGAGACCGCGAGCGGGCGCGAGTTCCGCACTCGCTACTGGAGCTTCCCGCGTTGGGCCTACCGCCTGAGCTACGAGGTGCTGCGACAGGCTGAGGGCCTCGCTGAGCTGGAGGGCCTGGTGGGCTTCTTCAACGCCCGCGGCGGCTCGGCCGAGCCCTTCCTGTACCTGGACCCCAACGACTGCAGCGCGGTCGACCAGCACCTCGGCACCGGCGACGGCGTATCGCGCCAGTTCCAGCTCGTGCGCACCTGGGGCGGCGTGGTCGAGCCGGTGCTCGGTGCGGCCGACGACGTGCAGGTGGAACTCGGCGGGCAGCTCGTCGACCGCGCCGGCTACGTGATCGACGAGAACGGCGTCGTGAACTTCACCGCGCCGGTCGCGGCCGGCCTGCCGGTGACCTGGTCGGGGCACTTCTACTGGCGCGTGCGCTTCCGTCAGGACCAGGCCGAGGTGTCGGAGTTCCTGCGCGGGCTGTGGGAAGCGCGCAGCGTCGAGCTGATCACTGTGAAGCGCTGAGGACCGGGATGCGGACACCTTCGTGGGAACGCCCGCCGGGCGCGCTGGCCGAGCTGCTGAACAGCCGCACCGCCGTGGGTTGCATCGACCTCTACACCTTCACGCTGCCGGGCGGCCAGGTGCTGCGCTGGACGGGCGGCGACCAGGCGGTCACCGTCAACGGTGCGACCTGGTCGCTCGGGCCGGGCCTGCAGCGCGGCCGCACGCGGCTGAGCGTCGGGATCGAGGTCGACAGCCTGGAGGTCACCGCGTTCGAAGGCGTCGGCGGAGCCCAGGCGGTGCAAATCGCCGGCACGCCGCTGTTGCCCTACATCGCCCGCGGCGGCTTTGAGCACGCGCGGATGTCGCTGGAGCGCGGCTTCCTGCCCATCGAGCACATGGCGCGCCTGAATCCGCCGGTGGTTGGCACGCTGCTGTGGTTCACCGGCCGCGTGGCCGAGACCCAGGGCGACCGGACACAGCAGAAGCTCACCATCAAGAGCGACACCGAGCTGCTGGACGTGATGGTGCCGACCGAGGTCTATCAACCGGGGTGCTCCAACACGCTCTATGACGGCGCCTGCGGCGTGAACCGCCACGCGATGTCCGTGGCAGGCGTGTCGATCAGCGCAGGCGACGCGACGCGCACGCGCTTCATCCACGCGCTGCCCCAGCCGGCGGGCTACTTCGATCTCGGCGTCGTGCGCTTCACCAGCGGCCCGAACACCGGGGTCTCGCGCACCGTGAAGCGCCAGACCGGCCAGGGCAACGCGGGCGAGCTGGTGGTGCTGCAGCCGTTCCCCTTCGCGATCACCGCGGGCGACGCCTTCGTGATCTACCCGGGCTGCAACAAGACCCAGGCGACCTGCGAGGGCAAGTTCAAGAACCTCATCCGCTTCCGTGGCAAGCCCTATGTGCCGGCTGCTGAGACCGTGATGTAGACCGCGATGCGACCCATGACCATGACCGAAGACCAACAACGACAAGCTGTGATCGCTGAAGCCCTGACCTGGTTGGGAACGCCGTACCACCACCACGCCCGCCTGAAAGGGGTGGGCGTGGACTGCGGGCAGAGCTTGTGCGCGATCTACGAGGCTGCCGGCGTGGTGGCGCCGGTCGACCCGGGTGCGTACAGCCCGAGCTGGCATCTGCACCGCAGCGAAGAGCTGTACCTGGGCTGGCTCGAGCATGCCGGCGCCCGATGCACGGATGCCCCGCTGCCTGGCGACGTGGCGGTGTTCCGTTTCGGGCGCACCTTCAGCCACGGCGGGGTTCTTGTGGAGGGGGGCGGGAGCGAGGGCCTGGTGCTCCACGCCTACGTGAACCAGGCCGTCATCCTCACGCGGCTCGACGAGGCGCCGCTGGCCGGCCGCCCGGTGCAGTTCTGGACGCTTTGGCCGACGGGCACGGTGGCTGCGGTCGCTGACGAGATGGAGGCCTGAGCATGGCCGGCGGCAGCACGATCTCCACCAGCGAAACCCGCGCCGAGGCCCTCAAGCTGCAGAGCAGCGCCCAGGGCGTCACGATCCCGCTCGTCTACGGCGTCAACAAGATCGCCGGGAACCTGATCTGGTACGGCGCCTTCCGCGCCATCCCGCACACCAGCCGCCAGAGTCAGGGCGGCAAGGGCGGCGGCGGGGTCACCACTGAGAACACGACCTACACCTACAGCGCCTCGGTGATGATGGGCCTGTGCCACGGTCCCATCGCGGGCGTGCCGCGCGTGTGGCGCGGCAAGAAACTCTACAGCGGCGGCTCGACGCCGGAGCAGCTCCGCAACGCGCAGGACCGCTTCCGGCCGCCCGGCGAGGGGCCGATGGTGCACACCCTGCAGCAGATCAGCGGCAGCGACCAGCTCGCCTCCCTGCGCAGCGTCATCTACCCCGACCTGGAGGGCGCGCCGACTGTGCTCGCCAACGGCACCGACTACGTGCTGGTGGGCAACCAACTCACCATCCTGGTCGACTTCTGGCGCGGCATCGACCTGCTGGTGAACTACCAGGTGAAGAGCCCGGCGACGACGAAGACCGCGCTGGAGGAGCTGGGCATGAGCCTGAAGCCGGGCGCGCTCGGCCAGGCCCCATGGGCCTACCTGCAGGGTGCCTTCCCGAGCCAGGCGCTCGGCTACAGCGGCCTCGCGCTACTCGCGGCGCAGGACTACGACCTCGGCGGCTCGGCCCAGGTGGAGAACCACGTCTTCGAGGTGCAGGGTCCTCACGCCTACGAGTTCGGCGCCGAGGTGCCGGACGTGGACCCGAGCCGGGTGCTGCTGGATGTGCTGTCGAACGCCCGATACGGCGCCAACATCCCGAGCGCCCGGCTGGACGGCATGCAGGCCTGGTCGGACTACTGCGTGGCCGCCGGCCTGCTGATGTCCCCGACCCTGGAGCAGCAGGTGAGCGCCGCCGAGTTCGTGCAGCTCATGGCGCGGCTGACCAACGCCGCGCCGGTCTGGAGCGGCGGCAAGCTGAAGCTGATCCCCTACGCCGACAGCCCGGAGGCCGGCCGTGGCCGTACCTTCACGCCCAACGTGACGCCGGTCTACGACCTCACCGACGACCACTTCCTCACCGAGCCCGGCGAGCCGCCGGTGCGCCAGGTGCGCAAGACGCCGTCCGACGCGAAGAACCACTTCCGCATCGAGTACCGCAACCGGTCCAACAACTACAACACCGACGTGGCGGAAGCCAAAGACCAGGCCGACATCGACGCCCACGGCCTGCGCTCCCAGGACGTGATCAAGGCGCACTGGATCACCGATGGCGCCGTCGCGCGCCTGGTCGCCCAGCTCCTGCTGCAGCGCTCGCTGTACATCCGCGCGAACTACACCTTCCGGCTGTCGGCGAACTTCAGCCTGCTGGAGCCGATGGACCTGGTCACGCTGACCGATGCCGGACTGGGCCTCGACAGGTACCCGGTGCGGATCGTGACGACCGATGAGGAGGGGGAGGAGGGCGACCTGGTCGTCACGGCGGAGGACTTTCCGCCGGGCACCGCCAGCGCGCCGCTGTACCCGACCGAGATCGGCGCGGGCTACCAGCACGACTACAACGCGCTGCCGGGGAACGTGGACACGCCGGTGCTCTTCGAGGCGCCCGTGGCGCTCACGCAGACCGGCCTGGAGGTCTACGCCGCGGTGAAGGGCAGCAGCCCGGCCTGGGGCGGCTGCAGTATGTGGGTGAGCGTGGACGGCCTGAACTACCAGAAGGTGGCCACGCTGCACGGGCCGGCGCGCTACGGGCGCCTGGCGGGCTCGGTGGCCAACGGCGCCGTCACGGTGGACCTGGGGACGAACGGCGGCCAGCTCATCGGCGCCAGCGCGGCCGATGCGCAGGCGCTGACCACGCTGTGCTACCTGGGTGGCAGCGCGCCCGAGTTCGTCGCCTATGAGGGCGCTACGCTGCTCGGCGCGGGGTCGTATCAGCTCACCGGCCTGGTGCGGGGCGCCCACGGCACGCCGAAGACCGCCCACCAGGCGGGTGACGCTTTCGTGCGGGTGGATGCGGCCATCGGCAAGAGCGGGCCGCTGGAGCTGAGCTTCATCGGCAAGACGCTACACGTGAAGTTCACGAGCTTCAACATCTTCGGCGCGGCGGAGCAGAGCCTGGCCGAGGTGCAGGCCTACGACTACCGGGTGACCGGCGTCATGGCCGCGCTGCCGCCGTCGGCGCCGACCAGCCTGTCGGCGAGCTTCGAGCCCTTCGGCGTGCGGCTGAAGTGCGCCCAGAATCCGGAACCGGACGTGGTGGGCTACGAGTGGCGGGTGAGCACCGGCGCGGCAGGCGCCTGGGAGACCGCCCAGGTCCTGGAGCAGAGCGGCGGCACCTCCCACCTGTGGGCGGTGCAGACCGCTGGCGCCTTCACCGCTTGTGTGGCGGCCGTCGACGCCCTCGGCAACCGCAGCACGCCGGCCAGCATCGCCGGCAGCGTCACCGCGCCCACCGTCAGCACGCTCACGGCGACCTTCAGCGGCACCGACCTGCAGCTCGACTACACCGGCGTGCCGGGTGCCTTCGCGATCGGCGGGTATGAGCTGCGCTATGGCGACGCCTTCGCGACCGCCACGGTGGCCGGCGTCTATCAGGTGACGCGGCATACGCGGCGCATCGAATGGGGCGGCGCACGCCGCTGGTGGGTGGCGGCTGTCGACGTGAAGGGAAACCGCGGCACGCCGGCCTCGGTGGACACCGTGGTCACCGTGCCGGGCCCGATCACCGGCTCGCGTGCCGAGGTGGTCGACAACAACGCGCTGTTGTACTGGACCGCACCTGCCTCCGGAACGCTCCCCATCGACCGCTACGAGGTCCGCAAGGGCGCGAGCTGGTCGGCGGGAACAGTTGTCGGCTCCAACGGCAACAGCACCTTCACGGCGATCTTCGAGCAGCAGGCCGGGGTCTACACATACTGGGTGGCGGCCTTCGACAGCGCCGGCAACACCGGCACGCCGGTCGGCATCCCGGCCACGATCAACCAGCCGCCGGACTACGTCCTCCGTACCCAGATCCGCTCCACCTTCGCGGGCACCGCGACGAACCTCTACCTGGAGGACGGCACGCTGCTGGGGCCGGTCGCGCCCGAGACCTGGTCGCAGCACTTCGAGTCGCGCGGCTGGACGAGTCCCCAGGCGCAGATCGACGCCGGCTTCCCGCTGTACGCCGAGCCGAGCGTCGCGACGGCCACCTACGAGGAGGCCTTCGACTACGGGACGGCGCTGCCGCCGACGATCGTGACGGTCACCCTCGGCGCGACCGTGATCGCCGGCCAGGTCGCCACCTCCTGCCAGATCTACACGAAGCTCGCCAGTGCAGACGCCTGGACGGCTGCCGCGGCGGGCGCCACCAGCGTGCTGGCGGCCAGCTTCCGCTACGTGCGGGTGGTCTGGACCTTCAGCGGCAGCCCGGGCGCGAACCTGATCCGCGTGACGAGCTTTGATGTGAAGCTCTCCAACAAGCTGCGGACGGATTCCGGGCGCTTCGTCATCACCAACGCGGCCGCGGGCGTCTTCGTGCCCTTCGGCGTGGCCTTCATCGACGCCGACACGCCGCTGTGCCAGGCCGCAGGCACCACGGCGCTGCTGCCCATCGTCGACTTCGCCGACGTGCCGAACCCGAGCGGCTTCACCGTCTACCTGGTCAACCCTCAGACCGGCGCCAAGGTCACCGGCTCAGGCAGCTGGACAGCCCGCGGTTACTGATCGCTCCTCCAACGAACAACACCACAACACAGAGAACCACGATGCCGATCGACTTCACCAAGCCCATTACTACCGACCGCTACGACACCGGTGTCCTGCCGCAGATCCGCGGTGCATTCAGCGCGCTCGCCCAGTGGCTCGATCCTGCCTTCGTCGGTGCCGTCACGAGCCCGCCCGTTGGCGCCAAGCGCTTCTCCGGCGGCCTGTTCCAGGAGTTCAACGGGTCGAGCTGGGTGGAGAAGGCGACCGGCTATTTGAAGAACACGTCGCCGGTCTCGTACACATCGGTCTCGATCCCCGGCGCCGCGAACGGCTGGGCCGGCGTGCAATTCAGCGACACGGTCAAGCTCTACTCGCTGATGGTCAGCGCCGGCGACGGCGCCTCAGGCATCTACTCGGTCAGCGACGGCCAATGGAAGTGGCATTTCGATGCGAACGGGCAGCTCGGTGCCGGCACCGTGCCGTGGACCCGCCTGAGCGGGGTGCCGGGGATCACCGGCCTGACGGCGGACCCGAATCCGACGGGAAACACGGTCCTGCAACGCAACAGTGCGGGCCATGTCATTGCAACGTACCTTGCGCAGGTCTCTGGCAACGATGAGAACCCGGGCATCAGTCAAGTGATGGTGACAAACGGGGGTGACGGCTACCTGCGCAAAGCCGGGCTCGCCCACCTGGGCAACAGCATCACCGTGCCTTGGCGCAACATCGCTGACCGTCCAGGCGCACTTTCGCAATTCAACAATGACGCGGGCTTCGTGTCGGCGAACGGCAGCCCCGTGTTCAGCGGCCTGCTGTATGCGCGAGGCGGCGGCGACGGTTTGGGCCGCATCACGATGGTCAACGTCGCAGGTCAGCCCAGCGGCGGCGCGCCGGGCGACATCGTGTTCGTGTACTGAGGGGGAGAGCCAGCATGGCTGAAATCTGGAGGTGGGACCGGGACGGGGTGCCGCGCAAGGTGCGGGAGGTTTGGCGCTACGACGCTGCGGGCGTGCCACGCAAGGCTCGTGAGATCTGGCGCTATGACTGGAGCGGTGTTGCCCGCAAGGTCTTCAGTGGCTCGTTCGTGCTGACGGCGGTGCCGGACCAGACCATCGGTGACGGAACCTCTTTCACGAAGGGAGGCGTGTGCTCCGCGCTCACGGGGACCGTGAATGTCGTGGTCGAGGGCGGCAATGGTCCGTTCACCTATGTGTGGTCTGCCATTTCCGGAACGCCGGCCACCGCACGTTCTCCGAACGCGCCATCAACCATCTTCCAACGAAACGAGGCAGCACCCACCAAGGTCGGGACGGCCAAAACCTACAGCGGCGTGATGCGCTGCACGGTCACCGACACGGGCTCAGGGGAGGTGAAGACGGTCGACGTGACCGTCATCACCAAGCACTTCTACGACTTCTGATCCGAAGTGTTGCGCCGATGGAGCGGCATATGAAGTATTGTGGATAGCGTCGCCGCAGGACCAGGTGGCACGATGCACAGTACGACTTCACGTGAGGCCTGCCATGAGTGCGCGAGAGCAAATCAGTCCTGCAGATTCACTTCGGAGCCCCGAGGAAATCAATGCGCCGGACCCGCGCCAAATCCTTTCTCTGGGTGCTGCAGATGAGGCTTTGAGGCGTCATCATGGAGACGTTGCACAGTTCGTCCTGTCTCACGCCGTCCCTCTTGATGTCGTTGTGCAGTTCGAGACGGCGAAGAACCTCTACTTGTACGCCTGGCACGTCTACCGGTTCTACCCTGTTGCCGAGGGACATGCGCTCACCACACTGGAGTTCGGGCTGCGAGAGAGATTGCGGTCTGAGTTGCCGGTGATCCTGCAGCGATACAAGGGCCGGAAGAAGCAGGCTACGCTCCCAGACCTGCTGCGATACGCAGTCGACCAACAGCTGATCCGCAACGAAGGGTTCCGCCGATGGCATGCTCGTGCGAGGCTGCGTGCGGAAGAGCGATATCGCTTGGAGCGAATTAAAAAGATGGCCGCGGAGGGGCTCGAGCAGATTGAGCTCGACTATGAAAATGCGGTGATTGAACCGGTCGACCAGAACTTGAACCTTGTCGACGAACTCGTGGACAGCCTTCGCGAAAACCGCAACATGCATGCCCATGGAGGCCGATATCTCGCGCCCCGTGGGCTCGGCACTTTCGAGCTGGTCACCGAGATTTTGAACCAGGTGTTTGAAGCGTGAACGACGAGTTCCTCTGATCGAAGTTTGTCCAGGTTCGGGTCTACAAATCAGACGGTGATCTCCGGATCATTAGGGGCATGAGCACTCATGCCACAACGATGCTGGACGCCTACCTGCAGGCCGAAACCGATGTCCTCCTGGGCAAGGAAACGCGCATTGGCGACCGCGCGTTCCGCAGCGAAGACCTTGCCGAGATCCGTGCGGGCCGCCTGGAGTGGGAGCGCCGCGTTGCCGCTGAGCGCGCACGTGCGGACGGCGCGGCAACCCTCGGCGGCCTGCGCTTCAGCGTCGCGCGGCTCGACCAATGAAGCCGCAGCTCAATCCGATCGACCGCCTGGTGGCCTGGCTCGATCCGCAGCGCGGCCTGGCTCGCCTACGCAGCCGCACCGTGCTGGCGCACTATGAAGCGGCGCGCCCGAGCCCGCAGCGCAAGTTTCGCAGGGACGGCGGCTCTCCGAATCAGCTCGTTGAGCAGGGAGCCGTCGCCCTGCGCAATCAGATGCGCTACCTGGATCGCAACCACGACCTGGTCGTCGGCTCGCTCGACGTTCTGGTGAATAACACCGTGGGCGCCCAGGGCATTGGCGTCGAGTTCCAGCCACGACTACCCAACGGCGAGATCCATGCGGACTACGCCGCAGCGCTTGCTTCTGCCTGGCGCGACTGGCAGCGCCGGCCGGAGGTGCGCTGGCTGCACAGCTACGCCCGCTGCCAGCGGCTGCTCGCCCGCGCGCTGTACCGGGACGGTGAGGCCTTCGCCCAGCGGATCACCGGCCGCGTGCCCGGGCTGGACCACGGCACCCGCGTGCCGTACTCGCTGGAGCTGATGGAGGCGGACTACGTGCCGATGGACCTGAACGATCCGGCCCGGGGCATTCGTCAGGGGATTCAGCGCAACGCCTGGAACCGGCCAACCGGGTACTGGACGCACAAGACCCACCCGGGCGAGGCCACCAGCCTGCGCCCCGACCTGAAGGTCATCCCTGCCGACCGCATGCTGCACCTGGCTCACCTCTCGCGGATCGACCAACTGCGCGGCGTGACGCGCTTTGCCAGCGTCATCGGACGGATCGAGGACATCAAGGACTACGAAGAGTCCGAGCGGATCGCGGCCAAGGTGGCGGCGATGCTGACCGGCTACGTCAAGCGCCAGGCGCCGGACGGCGGTGGCTACGAGGGGCCGCTGAAGGACGACAATGGCGATGCGGTCGCCCGCCAGATCGCCCTGTCCCCGGGCACCATCATCGACACGCTGGCGGTCGGCGAGGAGATCGGCCTCATCGACAGCAAGCGGCCGAACCCGAACCTGATCACCTTCCGCAACGGCCAGCTCCGTGCCTTCGCGGCTGGCATCAGCGCGAGCTACTCCAGCATCAGCCGCAACTACGACGGCACCTACAGCAGCCAGCGGCAGGAGCTGGTCGAGCAATGGGTCCACTACGCCTGCCTGACGGACGATTTCGTGACGATGGCCGTGCAGCCGACGGTCGAGGACTTCGTCGAGGCTGCAGACAAGTCGGGGGTTGTGCCGCGGCCGACGGATCTGCAGCCACACACGGCCGATGACGTGCTCTACGTGGCGCCGTCGATGCCGTGGATCGACATGGCCAAGGAAGCCACCGCCTGGCTGACCCTGAGCCAGGCGGGCTTCATTAGCGAGGTCGAGGTGATCCGCAAGGCTGGGCGCAACCCGGACACGGTGCTGGAGCAGATCGCGAGCTGGCGCAAGAAGGTCGAGGACAAGGGCCTGCGCTTCAGCAGCGATGTGCGCAACCAGAACGCGAGCGGTCAGCCGAGTCCGCCGAAGCAGAAGGACGCCAGCGAAGAAGAGGAGGGCGCCGATGCCGCCGAAGCCTGAGCCGCGGAGCCTGAGCGACGCGGACGTCCGCGCCATCGCTGAACACCTGTCGACCCAGCTGATGACCCAGCTCGGCGACGAGCGCACTGCACAGCGCCTGGTCAACGTCTGGGGCGGCTATGTCGACCGGCAGCTCGGCCGAGGCCTGCGCCGGCTCGCCATGTATGCGGTGATGGCGCTGCTCGGCCTGGGCGCCCTCAAGTTCGACTGGTTCAGCCGCCTGCTGGGCAAGTGAGCTATCCGCAGTCACTGCTCCAAACATGCCACCTCCCGATAGATCGAAAACCCATAGAGAGAAAGCGATGGACTTCAACTTAGCCTATGAGACCGTGCTCGGCAAGGAAGCCGGGTACAGCGACGACCCGCGCGACAGCGGCGGCCAGACGAAGTACGGCATCACTGAATCGGTGGCCCGCGCCTTCGGCTACGTCGGGCCGATGAACCTGCTCAGCCTCGGGCAAGCGAAGGCGATCTACCGGGGTCGGTACTGGGACGCGCTGCAGCTCGACCAGGTCGCGAGCCTGGCGCCGGCCGTGGCCGGCGAGCTGTTCGATACCGGGGTGAACCTGGGCACCGACCAGGCTGCCACCTTCCTGCAGCGCGCCCTGAACGTGCTGAACAAGGAAGGCAGTTGGTATCCGGACGTGAAAGCGGACGGTCGGATCGGCCCGATGACGCTCGCGTCGCTGCGAGAGTTCGTCCGCCGCCGCGGCGCCGAAGGGCAGGTGGTCCTGCTGCGTGCGCTCAACGCGCTGCAGGGCGCGTTTTACGTCGAGCTGGCGGAACGCCGAGCGAAGGATGAAGCCTTCGTCTACGGCTGGCTGCTGAACCGCGTGGACGTCCCGACCACCCCCGAAGGGCATGCCTGATGGACCCGATCAGCACCGCATTCGCGCTCGCGCAGTTCGTGCCGGGCATTCTGAAGTGGATCACCGGCAGTGACCGGGCTGAGGAGGCCGCCAGCGCCGTGATTGGCATCGCGAAGCAGGTGACTGGCAAGGACAGCGGCCGGGAGGCGCTGAGCGCCATCCAGGTCGATCCCAACGCGCTGTTTGCCTTCCGCCAGGCCGTAATGGCGGCCGAGGTCGACCTGGACAAAGCCTTCCTCGTCGACCGGCAGGACGCCCGCAAGCGCGACGTGCAGCTCGCCCAGCTCGGCAGGACCACGAAGCGAGCCGATCTCATGATCGTCGGCGACGTGGTGGGCATGCTCGCCTGCCTGTCGGCGATGGTCTACGTGACCTGGCTGGGCGTGACGAAGGGCGGGGACGTGAATCCGCTGATCATGGCGCTGAACGGGCCGCTCGGGATGCTGACCCAGCAGTTCGCCAACGGCCTGCGCGACGCTCACCAGTTCGAGTTCGGGTCGAGCCGCGGATCTGCCGAGAAGACGGAGCTGTTGGCTCGCGCTCCGGCGGTGAAGTAGACAGCAATGTTGCAGATGTCCTTCAAGGTGGTAAACGGGTTGCACAGCCCTGGGATGCGTGCCGTCGGCCGTTTTTTGCCCGAAGCATCTATCGATGCCACGGACAGGCGCATCAGCTATTCGCCCATTCAGTTCGGCCATCGGCGTGCTCAGCGGGTGGGTTGTCGGCCTCTGGTCAACTCGATGGATCGCACGACGTTGCGGACGAGATTGTCGAGCGCCCCCTCCAAGCATCAACGCTCATCAGCTCTGCGCGGCTCTCGATCTGATAGTGGTCGACCTGGAAGACGTCGCTGCGGCCAGTGACCCGGACGATTGGGCAATCAGGCCCTTCGGTTCCCTCGGGCAGATCGAAGCTGCCCCTGGCTGACACATTCGTCGAGCGGCTGCACTGGAAGGCCTGCCTCGAACGCTCCCTGCAGGATGAAACTGATGTCTCATTAGTAAGGAAACGCGCCTCGGCGTTCGCACCTTCGCAGCGAAGCCTCGCTCAGCTCCGCGCTGACAACCCCTTTGTTCGCCGTCGCACAGACAGGGCGATGGTGAAGTTGGAACCTCGGAGCTGAAGTCGATGGAGGAACTCCACATGAAATCCATTGTTCGACCCTTGCAGCTGCTCGTCGTGGCGGCACTAGCCTGGCCGCTGCTGCTTGCGGCGCCATCTGCTCGGGCGGTGGACAGCGCAGTCGTGAAGTCCGCGACGCAACGCTTCGAGCGGGATCGAGCGGTCTGCGTACGAGGGCGCTCAAGCCAGGACCAGGCGACCTGCATGCGGGAAGCGGCGGCGGCCCTCGCCGAGGTCAAGAGGGGCCGACGCACCAATGCGAACGAGGACTTCACGCGCAATGCGCTCCGGCGCTGCGAGGCCTTGCAGGACGACGATCATGCCGATTGTCAGGCACGCATGCACGGGCAAGGCACCACCAGCGGTAGTGTGGCGGGCGGCGGAATCTACCGCGAGCTGGTCACGCGCGAGGTGGGTGCCGTACCAGGCCCCGGGGCCTCTGTCCCGGCGGCTCGCTGA